ACCATCGGGGCTTGTCATTACCCGGTGTGTTCCGCTAGATCCTACCGCAACAAATAATCCTAACTCTGCAGACCAACAGACTGCATACCAATTGTTTGCTTCGGCTGCCGTTCTGCCAGTCCAATTATTAACAACCAAAGAGACTACAGCAGGTTTTACATTTGCCGCATTAAATACTTCTCCCGTTGTCAAATCCATAAAATTGATCCAGCCATCGTTAGTTAGATTCCTGATTTTTAAAATATTATTGGTTAAATCTGCCCATTTCATTAATGCCCATGTAGTTCCTGGCTCGGAAGCCCCAGAAAAATCAGTTGCTAATGAATCAAAAGCACCGTTAACCGCCGAAACCAACCCGGTTCCCGTTAATGGGGAACCAGGCATAATAATTGAATTTTGACTCATGTTTACCTCCTAATATCCAATCGCCGTCCACGATATGTATTTTGATATTGGCGTTTCGCCATTGTATAAAGATACTGTAAAGCCGGTTTTAGTTAGATTTGTAGTTTTGTGATAATCGCTAGAACTACCATCCAAAATCGCTACGCTAATTCCCGGCGCATCACGAAATGTTCTATTGAAGGCAATATCCAAACCAGCAAGCGGGACCAAAACCATTCCCTTGTCAACTGCATCAGGGACATCCACGGTAAAGGTAAAGACTGTTACAGTTGTAATAACCCCGCCGCTTGTCAAAACCAGCCGGAAATCAAATTGCTTGCCAACGTAAGCTTGACCATTTATCAAAGTCTGCCAATCACCAAAAACATCATCGCTTCCGGCAAGCCGGATTTGCGGCGTTACAGTCCCGCCTGTTGACGTTAAAGTATAATAAATCGGGCACGACGAAGTCTTGTCAAGTGATATAATGTGATCATTCGGAATTTGATAATAGCCTGTCGCAGCAATATCACCATAAGTGTAAATATCCGATATGGTGTAAACGTCGGTAATGTTATAAATATTGCCAACGCCCGACATTACAAGCTTGCCGTCAATCACTTCAACGTCAGTACAAGCCCCGCCCCAACCTGTTTCTGCCTCATCCCATTTCGCCAAGACGTTCCGAATCGCCGAAGTCCCTTCAATCTCCACGCTAATAGGAATTGCTGAATATAGCGTCCGATAATATGCCGCCACCCAGTAAGTGCCATCACCAGAAATAGCATATTTGTTATCAGTAGTCCGGCCTAATACAGTCGCGTCGTCCCAAGTTGCCCCCTTGCGGATCTCATAATAAATTTGACGGGAATCTTCCAACAGATTCCAACTCAAATATAGAGCGCCGCCGTCAAGGTAATCAATTAATGCGGTTACATTCCCCGGCGCTACTTCTCCGGTTAAGGTGTAGATCTTTGACGTGTTTTTATACGGATTCCCAAAATAATCTAAAGCGACAATCTTAACCGTGTATTCCCCGGTAGCTACCACTTTATAAGAGTAGGAATTAACTTCCATCCCTACTTTGGCAATTTGCGCCCCATTAATGTAAATCAAAGCGCCATAATAAATTTTTCGAGAAGGCAACCAACCAATATCAAGATATAAATCCCCGCCTTGATCGGTATGTTCCGTAACACTCACCAACACTGTTCCGGTATCCGCCCCGCTTTCAATTTCCGGTACTTCGGTATCATCTTGATATATTTCTGGGATATACTCAAGCCCGGTTAAAGTTGCAGTTGAATCGTCATGCCGTTCTACTCTTGTCAATCGGAACAATTTGCAGTCCGTCCCGTCAGTACCGAACGAATATAAATTGTATTGGTTGGGCTTGGTAAACGCCCAACGCGCTTCATAAATGTCTTCCGGAACCGATTCGCAGACAATGGTTGTTACTCCACCGCTATAATTACTGCTTGTAATGGTAGTTTGATACATGTCGTCATATCCGGCATAGAGGATTAATTCGGTATTCCCCGCAATAAAGTTTGCCGTCTGATCTCCCGTGACGGTAAAGGAAGTCCCGCTAACATAGGTTGCCGCTGCTCGGTCATTGGAAAACGCTTCGGTAAAGTAAATCCGCGTCCCGGTTACAGGCCCGTTTTCACTTCCCAAGGTATAACCAGCCCGTCCAAAAATGGCGCAGCTTACAATATCACGAACGGTCTTTGATATAATCGAGCCATCCGACAAAGTAATTTTGACAATGTAGGTTACTCCTGGTTGCTGTTCGACCCCGTTTATAACCTCGCCAAATGCGTCAATTGTTTTTTCAACCTCAATCCAGTTATCACCAACATCAACGATTCGACCACCTGCACCCCACTTTGGAATTGACACCGCAACGACATCACCCAAACGGCAAGAGAGGGAATCAACATCGGCTTGCCATTTTGCGGTTCGATATAAGTATTTGTTCATTTTGAGCTGGAATTGAGCATATTTCCAGGCCACCGTCAAACTACTGCAAGCCTGTAAAAACATTGATGTTGGATTAATCGTTTCGGCTTCGTTATAATCATCGCCATAAGCTGGGAAATAACGCCGTTTAAAATCGCTGTCGGCATCAAGAAAGGATATTTCCAAAGCGTTCGCCCGTTCGCTTTGCCCGGTAAATTCCCCTTGGAACGAATCCCTAATAATGTTTGAGGAGTTAAACATTTGAACGACATTACCGGGGAAATTGCACATTACTCCGATATGAGTGCCAAATTGGCAAACCTTGCCGCGCCCAATGGTTTCAAGCGGACTTAAAGCATCCCATAATGTTTGGGTTTCATTGACGTAATAAGCACAGGTAATGCTATAGCTATCACAAAAATCTGCCCATTGTTTAAAATCAGCATAAAGAATTCTATTGGCTGCTATGCGTTTCACGACATATTCCCATTCTTCGGTATTAATATTATAAAGTTTGTAACATCCATGAAGAATATCATAAGCCGCCCACGCCGGATTATTAGCCGGTTTCTGCTGATATGAACCGCTGCCCCAGGGATCTGTTTCGCTATCCGGCACCCATATCCAAACATTGCTCCGAGTTTGATTCCATGTAATATTGACGTTGCCGCTTAATTGGTCGGTCGCTAATGCTTTAATTGCCAGCAGGACCTTATTCGGCCTAATAAAATCATCATAAATAATGGCCGTTAGTGAAATCCAATAGACGGCGTTAGAATAAGATGTCGAAGTCCCGCTTTTGTCAATACATCGCGTCCGGACATCATAAGTTCCTTCGATTATGTTATCAAGGCGTTTAGTTACGTAAAATGGTTCATTTTTGGCTTTTGTGACCGTAAAATAATCAATATGTTTTTGAATTGCCGTTAAGCCGCTTGGAACTGTGGTGGGAACAACGATAATAGTATAATAGATATCGTTCTCTTCGCCGGTTGTATAATTAGTGCTTGAAGTAATCGTGGTTTCGATTACGCTTGAACCGGCGATCATATTGATGGTTATTCCGGCAGGATAGATTGAAGCCCAGTGGCCGCTCATACGAATTTGATAAGTGTCATATTTTGTTGCCGAATCATTTGTTAAAAAATCCCAACCAGTCCATTCGGTGTCGGTTACAAGTTTATATTGCAATTGGATGGTGACTGAAGTCTTCGCTAAAGAACCGCTTTTTTTAACCCGATATAATCCGGACGGAAACTGAAACACAACTTCCAACCCCGCGCCCGGCCCATAGGATTGATCCGTCCTCCATACCGAAGTTTCGCCTGAAGTATATGAGAGTTCATATGACATGCTTTTGGAATCATAACTATTATCGAAATTAGGAATCTTACTTTGGTTATTCAGCCCGGCCCGTTTAAATATCTGTATATCGTCATAATTAGTACTGATATTGTCATTAATTTTGATATTGGTAATTCCGGTACAATTAGCGTCTTCGCCATCTTCAATATAATCACAAGGCCCTTCCCCGCCGCAAAGCAGGATGTTGAGATATTGTTTGGTGTCTTTGTATTCAATATATTGGCTTAACACTTGCGCCTGACCATTAGCACCTACTTTGATTTTCCCATAGGTCATCTGGACGGCACCGCCTTCACGGTCATTCGCCTGAACTGCGCCCCAGTCATAAGTGGTTTTAGTATCATCATCCTTGGCACCGAACCACAGATTCATGAGATAGCCGCCAACAAATGCAACGGCTGCTGCACCTAACCACGAAGCCAATCCCCACCCAGTAGTCACCATTCCGGAACCAATAAAAGCGCCCCCCGCGATCATTGAGCCAACACCTATTGTTGTAATTGCCAAGGCTAAACTTGCGATAGACGCTAAAATATTTTTTTTGGAACCATGTCCGCCCCGGATCGCCGCTCGAACTGCCAATGTTTGATTTTCCGTGGGAATAATCGTTTTTGCATCTTCGGCAGGAATTATTTGGTTATCAAGAATAATATTATATTCGCAATCCGGTAGATATGGCCTTACTAGCTCAAGGACGGGCTTATCAGGCACGATGTCTTTAACAATCCGCGAACTGTTATCAAATGGATTTTCAATTATTGTTAGTTTCATCTCGCCACCTCGGAACATAAAATCCTTGTACCGCGCAATGCCAATATGGATGATCTAATCGATCAGTACATACCCCAGTTTTTTCCCGTGCATGGATAAATCGACAATTGCCCAAATAAACGCCAATATGATTTGCATAAACCGGATCGTTGAATTTAAAAACCACCAAAGCAGGTATTGGTGGTTTCACGACTTTTACATATTTTGTTACGGTTTCGCTCTTGATTTTGGCCCCGATTTGGCCGGATTGATAACAACTAATTTGATAGTCGGGCAATTCATCTCCGGTCATCCTGCGCCAGACCTCCATGGCCAAATGCCAACAATCATATCCCGGCCCGGTTCCGCCATCAACGAAAGGAGCGCCAATCAAATCATTAAGATTCGACATAAAAACCACTCCCCACCGACGGTTCACCGCCAAACCGGATTTCGTTCCCCAGTTCCCGACATCGCGCTAAACTTCGGTTACACTCGATTTCTGTTCCGTTATAGCCACATTCCAAGCCTTTAAATTGGTAATCGCAAAAGTCCTTTTTAATAATGCGCATTGGCATCCGAAACGAGGTGATATAATCTGCTGATAGTTTCGCCCCAATCCATTGCTCATCATAGTTGATTGAGGATATTTTCATCGTCGCTTCAAAAGCTGGGGATTGGTCTAAATGCTTGGAACTCACAGCCTTGATTGTAATGGTCGAATTCTTTGCCCCTTCAGACATTTCAATGTAATTCATGATGATGCCGGTCAAATTGCTGACTTTTAAAGTAACCTCATTAATTTCGCCTCTGGAGTCTTCAAGCGTTATGACATCAATCGAAAAAGGAAATGCCGCATAGACATTCCCGTCGTAAGTTATATCTTCGTTATTGTTGCAAACTTTAATGTTATAAGTGTTATTGATGGTGATATCAAGCAGTACAAGCCATGCGCCACCCGAATATAACCGATTCTTTTCAAGCCGCTGAAGTAAGGTTAATTCATTCGGCATTATACTTGCACCACCTTAAAATTGACATTCCACCAAAACGGATGAGTAAATGACGGTTCCCCTAATTCAATCATTCGTACTATAAAAGTTTGATTATAATATTTA